TTATCTGCAATGTCTCTTGCGGCGTTGCCATATCAAGGTCGATACCCAGTTGCTTCGCTATGGCTTGATGTAAAGCCGTTTGCTTTTGCGGTTGGGCCGGAGCCTGCTGGCTCATAAGCGCCACTTGGTCACGTACATTCTGTAATTCGGCCTCTGCAGCTTGGCGCTTTTCACGTTCAGCTACAGCGGCAGCCTTTAGTCCTTCTACTTCCTGATTCCCCTCGGCGGCAGGGGGAACGACCGGCGGAACTTCCTCCGGAGGTTTTTCGCCCGGTTCTGGCAGAACAACAGCAGGTGGTTCATCATATTTAGCACACAAAACTTGTGGATACCAAAAACTGTAACAACCTACTACCGACCGCAAGTTGGCGGCACTTGCTATGCCTCTTACGCCCATTTTTCCCTTAAACATCGTTTTTTCTCCTGTTGACCCGGCGGCGGTCACATTACGCCCGTTTCGCCCGTTACGCCCGGCGGCGGCAATAAAAAAAGCCCCTGCTCCCTCACGATGAGGAAAACAGGGGCCATTATTTGGTTTACCCTAAATTTATATTAACTTGTCAATTACTCTTTCGGTCGCACAAAACCGTGCGATACTACCTTGTATATAACCTTCTTTTGCTCAGGTTGCAAGTGAAATTCAAAACTTCCGGTAATATTCGGAAATACCTTTTTTATCAACCTGTGAGCCTGCTCAATTTTTTTCTCGTCCTCTACGGTCATTTCCTTCGTCCGCCTTTTTTACGACCTCTCTTGCCACCTTTTTTTCCACCTTTGCACGGCATAATTTACTCCTTGAAATATATCTTTGTGCCTTTGGGAAAAATAAAATGCTTCAATGGCACATTCCCATACCACATCTTATATGGCATTTCAATTTCCAAGCCTTTATCCAACTCTATGTAGTCCGGCCAAGTGGGGATGGGTAAAGGGAAAGAGTACTTCTTTGGTTCGTTGGGTTCGGCTATAACACCATCTTTTAATAGAGCTTCTCTTATTTGAGATTCTGTACCTATATAAGTTTTATTAAATACTTCACCATCATCACTTATCATTGAAATATGTATAGAAGTAATTGGTTCGTTCGGTTCGTTGGGTTCGGAAGGGGGTTCGTTTGGCTCGGAAATCTCCACTGCACCATCAACAAGATAAAAACCAACAAGAACCAAACAGTTAATTATCGCTAAAATCGTTATTGCCGGTGCTATTTTAATATTCACCATTCTTTTTCTCCTTAATTGTTTGAACTCCATACCAACGGAGCGCCACGAGACGACTTCCAAATGAACTTGCTCGCCTCGCCCATCTGCGTTCCGTAAATTATCGGTTTGTCTGGCGGTAAAATGTATTCGCACCGAGCTTCGCCAATTCTATTGTTAATCCGCCATAAAGACGTACTCAACATCGGAACCATCGGCGGCCTGTCCATAAGAACAAGCCTGTTGTGAATCACAAACTTGCCCTCTAAGTCTATCGTACCTATGCCCTGCTTCCCCTTGTTTATCAAGTCATTGCTCCGAACCGACGGTGGCCCTAAATACCTATCGTTCATTATTACCAGTATGTAGTAAATCCGAGGATGGTTCTCTTTGGCCATTATGACCTTAGTGAGTACCTTGTGAAGCTCGTCTGTGAGCCATAATGTCACGTCTTTGGTTATTTTAGGCATCACGATTTCGCCGTCACTTCCCTGTTCTGTTGTTTTATCTGCTCAAACTGCAAACCCAAACCGACTAATTCCAACATTTTACTGGCACCCATATCGTTTATCTCGGCTATGACCTTAACTCTGTTCAAGGCCGCATCGGATATGTCCTCGACAGCTTTCGCCCTCTGCGCCTCGGCTATGCCCCTGTTAGCGAATATCTCGCCCTTGACTCGCTCAATCTCCAACTGTTGCATCATATCCTGTTTCTGCTTCTGTTCCTGTGCCTGTTGTGACTGTTGCTGCTCGTACTGCTGAATCATTTTCAATAATTCCGGCTTACCGGCTATCGGGGCGTTCTTTAATAGCATCGAGAGCATAAACGGTGGAACCGGCTGTTTCAAGCGAATCAACATCTCCGTCAACTGAACCAAGTCGGCGTAAAACATATTCTTCTGGGTATCGGTTATTACGCCCTCGACGGTAGCACAATCATATTTGCCGAACTCCCGACTCTGAAACTGCGGCGACGGCTCCTGATTGAGTATTCTCCGAACCTTATCAAGAGGATATTGCTGATAGAGTTTTAATTTTTTTCGCCCTATTGTCTTTTGACTCAATGCCAGATTGCGAAATATACCCTTCAAACCTATAAGACCACCAGCGATCCTTAACTTGGCTAAATATCCAGCGATTTGTGGATTGCCGCCCTCTGCCTGCCCGGTCATTTCTTCGTTAATACCAGCCGATTTATACATCTTGCGAACGGTCAAGTCCTCGAATTGGAACATACCCTGCGGAATGTCGGGGATAACTCTGTCCCTTATTCTTTCTAATTTGCCCTCTTTTAATAATCGAGGTTTACCGGCGCCAGTCTTGAAAGCATCCTCATCATCAACAAAAGCACCTTCCTCAAAATCAACACCCGCCCCAATCTGCTGCTCGAATACAGAAGTCATAGCCATCATGCGCTTATCAGAAGCCCGCTGAGCATCCACCAAACCCCTGACTATGCTCTGTAATTTAATCTCCATCCTGTCATGGTCGGGGTCAAAATAGGCAATAATCGGGGTAAAGCTGAAGTCGCCTATCCCAAACAGGTCTATTCCATGATTGACCTCTGTACCTTCGAGAAACGTAGATACTTCAACCGTAGGCTCCCAGCGAGTAATGACCGAAAGTAATTCGGGCGGAATGCCCTCTTTTTGAACCATATATCTCATAAAGTAAGGCAATTGTCTCTTTGTGCCTTCCCAGACAATCTCCTTATTAAGCGGTTTTATGAGAATAATTTTCTTCTCTACCGTTGTCCTCTGCTGAAATTCGTCGTAAGCAAGTAACCTGTCACCATATAATTGAGGACGTTGATAATATGGGAACATATCACCCTGAGCATCGGAATTGACCGTAACATCGATACTCTCAATAAAACTCTCTTTGCCCGGAAGTAACATCTTGGCATCATCTTTGGTAATATATTTCCGAATCATTCCATAACTGCAATCCTCAAGGTCTCTGCGACTGAACGTAGGGTCTAAGAGAAACTGATTGTACCCGAATCGTTCGAGCTTCGTATCTGAATTGCGGTCGTTATACGCATTCACAAGGTTCATTGCACATTTCAAACAGCCTTCAAAGGCATCTGAGATTATATCGTAACCGTTGGTATGCTGCATCGACCAGGTGCCTATGGCCGTAAATTGCTCCGCCGTAAGTACATCTCCATCCTCGGTGGGGTCGTAACGAATAGACCGAATATTGTCGCTCTGATAACCTGAAATCCAGTTAATTATCATCCGAATCTGAGGGAAACTCGCTGATTCGCGGTTCTCTTTGAGAAATCTGAGCCTGTCCTTCTCAGTCCAGGGGTCGGAAAGATATGCCGTTAAATCTTTCTTAACCACTCCTTGCCAGGCACCAAAGCCAGCGTTGGCCTGGTCATAAGCAGTCTTGTAATCCTTCGCTCTGTCTCGTTCAGTTGCCATTAAGTTAATTTCCTTGCATATAACATCGTCTTCCAACCAATCTGATTCTTGCATTTTGGGCAAATTGCTATGTAATCGTCCTTGTTTGGTACGTAAAACTGATTACCACACGAGCATTTGAACCATTTTCCTTTACTCATTCTTCATCCATCCTACTCTCGCAATCGTATATATTTATCGGTTCAATCGCTTCTATCCTCTCACGAAGTTCTTTATGGTTCTGATACCGACTTTTATTATCATCGTCGCTCTGCTCTATGGCTTCAATAACCTTATCTATTGGTAGAAATCTCATTCTTCGTCCATCCTACAGCTTACGTGCAAAGGTCTGGTAAATGGCTTCAATCTTTTTTTGTGTTTCACGACAGCGTAATAAAAATTGTTTTCCGCATCGTTCAATGGAAGTACCTGTATCTGGTCGCCATCTAATCCGACGTCTATTCTTTGGGCAATATACGGCAAGTCTTGAAATCCACGCTGACCTAAAGAGATGTTCGGTAGAATCCCTTCAACAAAACTCTCGATGTTATCTCCAAGAGGTAGAGGAACAATGCCACTTTCCTTCATTTTAGCGTGCATTTCTGCTATTGCTTTAATTTTATCTTCTTCCGTCATTGTCTTTTTCTCCTAAGCATATTTTATACCATATTCAGGATACCTCTTGCACCATCTTGTATTGTGCTGCATAACGTAATATCTTGCTTTCGCTGTAAAATGTACGATGTCACATTTCTATACTCTACTGCATTTCTCATGATTCTTTTTAAGCATATTCTGCCTTTAACTGCCGCCATCGTTCCTTGCTCATATTGCTCGACCTATACATCCCTGACTCGATTACCTTGCTCATGTACCGGCCTGCATCTGCATAATGACTCGACTTGTCGGGATGTGGTGCGTCACTGTACCTGTCCAATTTATCAATCCATTCACGATGATATGACGACCAGGCTATAATCAAGTCCTGACACAATTCGCTATCAATCCATAATCTCGGATAAAGGTTCGTCATTCGCTCGATGCCGTCGAGAACGTAGTCCTCCTGCTCTAACTTCACAAAGTTTATGCCATTACGTGCGAAGGTCTGGTAAACAGCCTCACCTGTCCCGATTTCACCCTTGACCATATCGAATGGAGCAAAGTGCTTGCCGTAGATATAACCGTGCTTTTCCTTCATTTTGTCTAACATCTCACGATAAAAGACGGCTCCACCCCTAATATCGCTCTTATCTGACAATGCAAAACAGTTAATGATGTGAACCTCAAGACCTATCACCTGAAAGAATATCCATGGCATGTGACCGCCTAATCCTAAATCACACACAGTATGCACAGGATAGTCTTTAACGTGCCTGACGCAGCATATACGGCCTTCCTCTCGCATCTGGGCCATCTCAGCAGCATAATACGCACCCTCAACAGCAGCAATACTGGCTTCCTCAAGAGTTGACGGATGCTCTTTGTAAATCAAGTGTTTTAAGTTCTTTCTCTCAGCTACATGCCAAGCTCTTTGTGGTAATGTAAAAGGCTTATTAAAAATCTTCTCAAGTTTGTCATAATAAGCATGGTCTTCGGCTGTTAATGTTACAAATTTGGGGTCTGTTACGTTGCTGGGCTTCTGGTGCCAGGCAAAGAAGTGGATTTTATAGTCCTTCGGCCCCAATTCCCTACCTGTCTGCCTGATTTGCTCGGCATCATTACACATCTCAGGAAAATCACCTATCGGACCTTCATAGGTGCTTTCAATAAAGACAAATCCCTTCTCGTGAACAGTAGGAATGGCTCCAGCCTTGATTTCGGACGCCTTTTTCGGGGCATGAGTACAAATCCAGCCATATTCGGAAACGTGAAGATATTGCAGAGTACCGGACCGCATCGAAGTGGCCACATAAATACCCGAATTATTCGAGAACAATATCTCCTCGGTGTCGTCCTTGATTAAAGTAACCGTACCTTTCAAGTCTGAAGGTAAGTTCTCATAAGCATAGCGTATCTTGTCCCGAAATATCTTCTTGGCATCGGCCATCTTGTGAGCAATTATCCCGCATCGAACATTAGAATTGAATAGACACGCATCCAACATGAATAAGGCTATGAATGTCGTTATTCCATGCTGTCGGCTCTTAGGAATGATGTTCAGCCACCATAAACCAAAATATAACTTCTCCAAAACCGGCCTTGCTTTGAAAGTAAAGAGGATTCTTTCGCTCTGCTCAGTCATTATGTAATACAAATGGTTCAATCGCCAATACCGATTGCCGAGCTTCTTTAGCCTTGCCTTGGTCTTGGAATTGAGTTTTGGTGTCTTAGTCGCTATCAACCTCTTGCTTCTCCTAACTCTGCGGTCTGGGCCTGGCCTATCGGAACATTACCCGCCCATCCTGTCGAATGATACCTGTTCGGGAACAATCGCTGGTACTGTATCGCTACCTTAGTACGCTTGGCCTTCTCCTCGTTGCTCTGGCTGATTCTATTGATTGTGGCCTGAACGTCCGGGGGTAGGTCTGCAAATGTCGTGATGTCCTTGCCACGTTTGAGTCCGTGCGTCAACTTGTCTCCGCATCCAGCGTCCATCTTCGCAAGCGTATCAATAGGCATTGAGCCATCCTCAACAAAAGCCCTTGTTGTCTCACATTGTGGCACGTAGTCTGCATCGCCTGGCTTGCTTACCCTAATGAAGCCGTGTTCGGTCCGCTCTGGTTGGGGTGTTACTAAAGACTTTACTATTATTTCAGGCGTTACCGTTACAGGCGTTACATTATGCTTGTCTCTGTAACGCCTTGTGCGCTCTCTTTGTGCCTCTCTCTGTTTGTCCTTGTCCTTATACATAGCCTGCCTCCTTCAATGCGACCTCTGTGGCCTTCCTGTCCCTCTTACGGTCTCGATAATAGATGATATTAGCCCATACGCTTAGAATTACGGCACAAGCCAATATCACCAATAAGACGCATGTGGTAGTATCACGCAAGAGCCATTCAATCATCTTCAATCTCCTTAGTATTACTTAATCTTATAAATACCCCTGTTTAAGCACCAATAAAGCGGGTACACTGTCAAGTAAACGGCCATAAAGCCTTGTATTGTACGTAGATATGTAATACTGCGTACAATATCTATCCATCTTTAACCTCCTTGTAATCTCCTAACGGGTTATCACTTGGGCATCTGGCCTTACTTTCCCCATAAATCTCTAACATCTGCCTTACTCTTCGCTTATGCTGCTTACCTGTAATTATTTCCGGGACGAATCCCAGTATTTCCCTTAATAAGCTGCATTCAGCCATCTTTAGCCTCCTCTGGTGCCGGTAACACGCCCTTACTGCTACCGTCTATCAGGCCCATTAACGTCGCTGTGGCCTCTGTAAGGCCGTGTTTCGTCTCTGTCTTCTCGGCCATGCCATGATTAGCAGACAACAGCAATTTCGCTATAGTGCTGTTATAAGAGCTGTCGAGGCCTCTATTGATGAGTTGGCGCTTCTCGATAACTAATATTTCCCTTAATGTGCCTGAAAACTTACTGTGCTTTTCTCCCCATTTATACAATGTATCTTCACACACGCCGACATAAACAGCATAACCACAAATAGTTGGAAGCTCTGGCTCTAATTTACAATGTTCTAAATACTGTGTTATATCACAATACTCCTCCTTGTACTTTGTTGGCCTTCCGCCGCCGATTCCTTGTCCTTTTGCCATTATTTTACTCTATTTGCTCCAATAATAACATAATTACTTTAATGCACCCTCCAATTTGTCCCACAATCACAAACATACGTCCAACAACTAAACTTTTTATGAACTACTTTTAACATTCTTTCGTTCTTCTTCCCGCTTAATCAAAGCCCTCATCCGGTCCTCGTGGCCATCTATGTTATGGCTCATCGGTAATATGGGCTTGTAATTGTCTATTCGCTCTGTTTTGAGCCTTTTTATGTTATCCATTTATTTCCTGTCTTATGCTACTTTCAGCCAAGGATTTTTCTTTAATATCATCGCCCACCATTCAGCTCTATTTGTATCGTTTACGCCTTCAGTGAGCCAAGGATAGCCAGCTAATGGTTTTTGAACTATTAAAGGTATATTTTCTCGCCTTTTTGCCTTTTGTGCTTGCCATTTTATTATCTGTTGGCCTTGTTGTTCAGGAGTTAAACTTCTCCACCATTTCTGCCTAAGCTTTTTAGCCTTATTTGGTGGGTTTTTTGTCCTTTTTCTCTTCATAAACTTACATCCAGGCTATGTTATATTAGCTATTAGCCTTTGCCTTGGTTTACTTTTTGCTAACGCTGCTATAGTATCAGTACCACGTGTTCTTTTACCGCTTATGTTCACCTAAATATGTTTAAGACCTCAAAAATGAGTTAGCTAACATATTTCACCACGATTTTTCGCGCCTGTACAACCATTGCGGTCAACGGAAGGGTGTATGTCGTGTCTATAAGCCGCTGTTTCAGCCATAGGTACTCTCGACCTCAGTACAGCTACTGCATTACGATATTTGCCGTTTTCACCAGTTCGGCTATGCCTGGGTAAGCTCTTTTAGCCTGCCTACTTTGCTCTGCGCTTGGCCTCACGTATTCCCTACTGCCCCGACGAAGAGCGCAGACCACTGTCCTGTCCTGTTGTTAGTTCGGTGATGAGATAAAAAAGAAGCCAACCCTCTTGTTTGCTTATAGACAAGACAAGAAGGCTGGCTAATATACTTTGCAATTGTCGCATAACGACAAAAGTTCTTTTTCTACACGTGGTAGATAAGTCTATTTTTATCATAATCAGCATCCTTGCCGTTAATTACAAATATAACCGCTGTTTGTGTTATTCCAGGCACAGCGGCACGCCCTGCTTTTTTCATTTTCTTAGTATATTGTATATCATCATTGCTACTAAATCCCTTTTCACAATGTTACTTACTGTACCGCTGATTCGCCAGGCGGGCTCAGCGGCCTAAGCCTTTGTAAGTTCTCAACCTCTGGTTAAGAATCAATCTTAAACTAACATATCCACATCAAACCGCAATAATAATAATTAAATTATTTCGATAAAATATGAAGATTTATTCTGCGTTTTTAGCTCAATAATGGCGATTTTGCATATATTTTCATTTCCTTGCCATTTTTTTGTTTACAGGATTAAAGTGTTTTGGTAATATTGACGATATAAGTTAAGGTGAAAATATGAAGCTGGCAAGCACAATCAAACCAACAAACAAAAGCCCCAAAGTTTCTGCTTTGAAGGATTCTCATTGCTTGCCAGCGATGCCGACATTGTGGTTATGGCGGGGCTTTTTATTTGAGGTGCGAAAATGGACGATGAGATATATTCACAAATGCTTTCAGGGACTATCGCAGAGAAATTAGCTTTACGTCCACAAGCGGTAGCGGAATGGGCTAACAAAATGGGTTTGACTATAGACGACAAAATCCATCTCTTGATGGAAATTGGGCCAACACCCACTTGTGAGCTTGGTATGAAAATACTCTGTGCTGTGGTAAACGATGTTCCGTTAGAAGCTATTAGTTTTTAACCGCCGACAAGGGCTTTTTATTTGAAAGGATAGGACAATGACAACAGCTTTAATCAACCAAACAAAAAAGGTAATATTACCAAACGGTACAAAAAAGCAAGTAAACATCTTTGATTACAATTTAGCTTTTTGTGCAGATGCTTATGTGCAATTAACTGACACAAGCTGGATAAAAGCAAGAAGCCTGAAACAATTAGACAGCTAACAGCCTTCACTACCGGTCAGCCTAACCACTGGCCGGGCTTGTATGCTGTTTGAAACTTAACTATTTGAAAGGTGGGAAAAATGAGTATTATAATTGGTGATACTATGACAAAAAAAGAAGTTCAACTGTTAAATAATCTCGATTTAGCTACGAACATTTTAACGGGTGCGTGGTGTTATGGAGAAAAACCAGCAAAGTCACTCCGCAAAGAAATGGTATATTTAGTAGAGGAACTTTTTGTTCGGCTTAATTACAGAAAAGCTGACCGAGCAACTATTGAAAGCATTTTGGACAAAATCGGTTGGTAATAGCCGACACTGGAGACGCTCCGGCGTATGCTGAAAGTTTAACGATAACTTGAAAGGTGTGAAAATGGACATAGAAGAAATCCAAGCTAATAGAGCGGTTGATTTATTAGCTGAAAACAAACGATTGAAGAATATAATAATTGAAGCAAAAATTTGTGCTGCTGCTCTATGTATAGCTGAAATACCAAGCCTTAAAGGACTAAAAGAGATAGCCTCAATACTGAATCAGGGCATAAATGAAGGTGATGTTAAAAAAGCTCTTTTAGGTGATGACGAAACAGGAATCAATCCGTATTTACTGACTGGTGAAGAGCTAAAAAGAACAGAGTCTGCCCGGAAGCAAAAATAAGGGTAGGTTTGATACCCTCGTCCTGCCGTTCGTGCCTTAGAATGGACGTGGTGGCCTCGAATATAGACGATATGGGCTGAAATAGACAGTTATTGAAAGGAAGTGATATTATGAATCACGGACATCATTTTGATATAGCTCTGAGCGAAGAACACAAAGCAGAGCAAAAACGAAAACAAGAAGAACGCAAAGCACGAGAAAGATTGGAAAAAGCCGCCCCTGCTTTACTGGCTGCGTGTGAAAATGCACTTAAAAAAAGCCATAATCCTGAAGTTGAAAAGATATTAGTAGCTGCTATCGCTTTGGCAAAACCTGAACAAACCTAACGTCTCCTAAATGGCAAAACCGATAAAGATAAAATTCAAGCTCATCCCACGTAATAACTTTTGTATTTGAGGGCTGGTTATCATCACGAATCGTTTTCTCGCAAACATAAATCCTGCCGGATGTTTTGTTATTCCAACAGACTTTGAATCTATCGTTAGGTTTTGGTATCCACATTGCCTTCCTTGGCTTTAAGTATTAAGGGACATTCGCTTATGTTTTTGACATCGCAACTATACCAACAAGTTTTACATTCTTGAGGTTTGCCCTTCGGTGTGAGTTTTGCTGTTTCAGTTTTATCTGGAGTTGTACTCATTTCATTTTCCTTTCTGGGTTCTTGGTGGTAAAATGTTGATTTAGGAAATTCACTCCAATCCATTTCATTTTCCTTCCAGGGCTTGCTCACACATTTTAATCAATACATAATTGGGTATTTGAGCAAACTGGGCTTTATCTTTTAATGTTTTCACAAACAATTTCAGCTTTTTGTTCTTTTCGTTCTCCACTTCAAGCTCTTCGATTCGCTCGGCCTGCTTAACAAGCGTTATATCAACACAAAAGGGTTTTACTTTTCCATCGCATTTATGGCATTGAGGGCTATTGAATACCAAGGCTCCACAAGATTGACACCATCCATAACCACTATCCATTTCATTCTCCTTTAAGTGCTCGCTTGAAAATATTTGTTCGCTTACAGTTACCGCAATCTACTTCGTTGGGTTTTATTTTCTTTCGGGGGCGATACCAAAGACGACTACAGGCCGTCGAACATAAAACATCGCTGTATATTAGAACTGGATAATGTGTTTTCTTTTCTATCATTTTCCTTCCAGAGCTGCTGTTAGCCGATTACGTTCGTTATTGATGTTGACGTTATGCTCTGGGACGGTTTTCAATTTAGGTACTAAGTGGGCTGGCAGGGGCTTTGGCTGTGGCTTGTGGTCGATACATCTATAATATGGATGACCGTCTCGGTCTTTTCCTGCGATGTATACGCCCGGTTTCTTACAACTACCATAAGAGCATTTATGCGGAGCGCCGTTTTCGAGATTCTTTCTATGCCAAGTCCACAATTTCTGTTTCCAGCTTCGTACAGGATGATTCAAGCTATCTATCCAATCGCCTTCTGTAAAATATGTAAGGAAAAACTCCGGGTCAACGGTAAGGTTATTAACCTTAACATAGTTCTCAAGTTCTTGTAATGTAGGTATTTTGAGTTTCATTATTCAAACTCCAGAGCCATCTGTCCGGCTCGCTGCTCTTTGCATATTATGGTATTCTCAGTCACGGATTCGCCTCAAAATAACTTTATCAATTCCCTAAATGCTAATTCTGCCTGCTGGGGGACTACTCCATTGCCCAACAGCCTAAGTCTATCTATGCGGTTTTCCGATTGCCCCAACGCCCTAATCTTACTTCTTCTTTCGTGTGGCATTTCTGGCACAATATCTGAACATCTAATGGTTTGCTGTAATCTTCGTGATGTCGCTGTGTCTTTAACTTCTTGCCGCATTGTTGGCACTTGGTCAGCTTGATTGCTCGTTGAGCCCTTTTTCTGCTCGCACCTTTTGTCAGTGTTTTTAGCATTATCGACTTGCCGTAACACAGGCTGTTGCAATACTTTTTGCTCCACCTGTTCTTGCCCACTATTGGCTTGTTGCACATTAAACACTTTTTCATTATTTATTCCTGATTTAGATTCGTCCAACCTACTACTAATCCCATAAGCTGCTCGACCCACGCTGGATTGAGCTTGCCCTTTACCTGTTCTGGCAAGTCTGTCGCCAATCCCTTGTAGCTTTGTCCCTGTCTGCCCTTCCAATCTCTTGCTTGAACAGTTACCCACAACCCTTGGCTCTTCCCATTCGTACTGGGGCTGTCCTGGGCGAGAAGGCCACTGATTACCTTGTTGGTCAATCTGTCGTCCGGCCTGTGCTGTCCCCTCTGGCTCTGGCCTTTGTATTCGCTGTTCTGTGGTGTCGGCCAATTCACTTGCTGCTCCAATCCGTATTGAGCCAGCCGTCCCGTTTCCTTGTGATACATCCTCTTGCCGAGCTCTCCTTTCAATTTGTCTGTCTTGATTGCCGCTGGCTGCTCGGCTGGAGTTCTCCAATTCACTTCGTTTTCGACTGTTACTCTGTCTACCAACAATTCCTGTACTTTTGGTTTTTCGCCCTTTCTCAATGCTTCGCATACCCCTCTGTGAGCATAAGCCCCTCTCTCGTGCGTTCCCATTGCCATTGTAGGCCAGGATAAACAATCTTTCCCGTCTGTGCGGAGCACCGCACTCTGCCGCTGTAAACAGTCGAGCCTCAATCCTATAACCCAGATTTCGTAGGCTGAAATAGATTGAGGAGTAAGCCGGTATGCCTTCTGTTCGCAAGAGGTATATTGTGAGTCGTCTGATATGTTCTGATAGATACCATCGTTCTCTTGCCGTTGGCGCAATCTGGGAAAGCGTAGCCATATTGGTAAGGTATCTACACAAGTCCGGCCTGTTATCAAGAGTCCGGGCTGACAATAATCCCGGTACGTTTTCGAGGAAGACCCAAATAGGTCGTACTGCCTTGATGATTCTTTCAATATATGGCCAAAGGTGTCTTGCGTCCATTCCACCTTTTTGCTTGCCAGCAACGCTAAACGGCTGGCAGGGAAAGCCGGCAGTGATAATATGGATTCTGTCTCGAAACGCCTTTGTTGGGAAGGTTTTAATATCCGTCCAGACAGGAGCCGCATCCAGTTCACCCTTTTCAATCTTTGCAACCAGGTTCGCGCAAGCGAAGGCTTCGACCTCCACATAAGCGACTGTGCGCAGATTTGGGATAACTCGCCTAAGTCCCAATTCGATTCCAGCGTATCCCGTACACAAGCTGATACATCTAAATTCTTCGAGATTATCCACATGCGGTAAATCCATTTACCTTCTCAACTCTCATAAATCAGTTTCTCCGTACCTCTATCCAGTCGCCGCATATTATGGTATTATCTTTCATTTACGCCCCCACTTAAACCAGCCTTCAATCGCCAAAACAAAGAAAATGGCATCTCTTATGGCAAGGCTCAAGATTCCAGTATAGACATGAATGGCTTCGGTAAGTGTGTTCGATACCAACCACAAAAGAAAACACACCCTGAGCTTTCTGTTGTTCGTTAAAACACCCACCACAGCGAGGACTGTTGCGATTATACCTACGATTTCGATTATCTTATTCTCTGGCATCCGTGCCCTCATCTTCTGCAAAAGCCTCGGTTGCTATTTTCATAGCTTGTCCGAGTTCTGGATGTTCTTCGACCCACTTTTGCACTTCTTTGGGATTTGAACCTTTTATGTTGACGTGCAGGTTCTTAATCTCAATTCCGAACATCAATAGAAAGCCGAGTTTTAATCTCGTTAGTCGCGGCACGAATCTAACAGACATACCACCAAAAGGTAAATAAGAACCACCCCTTTTGAACTGTCGATGGCCTTGGTTATGATAACTGTTCCATTTCATTCAGCATCCTTGCCTCTCATCTTGTTATAGATATTTTGGCATTTTTTGCATCCATCTACGCCTTCAAACCATTCTTTTGTAGCAAATTCCCATCCACCACACACATCATATATGCCGCATAAAGTCTCATGCTCCCAATTGTTTCCTCTTAATCGAAACGTTATTACACAATGAGCCTTGCCGCATCGTTTTTGCACTTTACCAAAGACCATACCCCCCCATACATAACTAATAATATCACGATGATTTAGTGCTTTTGTAATACAGTTCGGACAAGTTGTTTTCCTGAAATGATGAGTAATCATTATGCCCGCCCGATTTTCTTGAAAAGTGGGTATGTTTTTCCCACATAACAAAGAGGATGTTTTCACATCATTGATATAATGTATTAACTCAGTCATCCTTGTCCTCAAAAAAGGTTGTGTCTATTCTCTCGTAACGATTGCCGCCATTTGTGATTGGACGGTAAGCCTGCTCACCCTTTTTTATCACCTTAGAAGTCATTACGCATTTATGGTCTTTGCGGACTTTGCATTTAGACCATAACTGCCGTCCCCATTGGATATGTTCCAGGCCGTATAGCCCTTCGCCCAATCGCTTAATTGAATGTGGTAAATATAAATTCATTCTCAGTCGGCATCCTTGCCTCTCAAGTCTTCGAGCTTTTGCTTCAATACTTCGTACAGGGTCTCCATCTCGCTTGTGGTTATCTTGGCTGGTTTCCCGTACCGATATATCTCAAGATATGCGTCACGGGCAGGAAATGTCTCAGCAAACCATTTTCCGCTTTCGGTTACTTCTTTGTGCCACCAGTTGATATGGCAATTCATACAGCCTAAAAAGATGTTAAGTAAATCCCACCGCCTAAGACTTGCGCCATTGCCCTTCGCTACTACGTGGCAGGGATGGCTGTCAGAACCTTTAACTATCTTGCCACATCGCTGGCATTGATTGTTGTCTCGTTCCCTTATGACTTCTCGGCATACTTTATCAAGCCTGTCCGTGAGTCGCTGCCTGTCTGTTTTTCGCTTCCGTTTGCTCTTTGCCATTTACTTCCTTGCCTAAAGTTTCTCAATAATAATTCTATGATTTCGCAAGGTACACGATTCGGGGAATGGATGAATAGTTGAATCCAAGGTCTTATTTGTTATCCGGCAATATTTTACCCTGCTACACACACAGCCTTTTTCTGCACATAACGGACAATCGCCCATTTCACAATACTTTACTTTGTATGTCTTATCTGCCATTTGCTTCCTTGCCTAAAGTTGTTTCATAAAATCAATAATATCTTTGAGACAGGAAATATCAAAGCCAGCCCCATCTTCACCAATAAATTCATACTTTTTACAAGGTGGATAGTAAGCAACTACGCCCAATATATTATCTGTTTTATTGTTGTGGCAAATATATGTAGGTGTGTCTGAAGAGCATATTTGCTCAAAATCTTCAACAAAGTGAATGTGTTTATATTTTGTTTTCATAATCGCTTCCTTGCTTATAAAAAGGCGGTGCTCCCTGCACACACAGGGCGATATTTTGACCAGTTTCCTTTTGCACCACCTCGTGTTCCTTTCAATAAAAGCCAGGCCCAAGACCTTGAGCTCATCCCTGAGCCCAGCTTCGGAGGAGGGTGATGAAAAGCTCAACATCCGTGCTGCTTAACGATTTCAGGGTCGTACTTGATGCCGATTTTCTCGGCCATTGCCTTGGCATTGCGAATGGCAGAATCTTTGCGCCTCCAAGAAGAACTTCCGTGGTTGGCTGCCGTATTTCTCATAAGCTGTTTTTTGCTTTCAAAAATTCCATACCACCAATAATAACCATTACAACTTTCAACTACTTTTACTCTTACCATTTGATTCCTTTCTTTACTAAAAGGATGTATCTTCATCGGGCGTCTGTCTGATCTGCGTATCCTGATTAGATTTACCACCTATAAACTGGAAACTTTGCACAGCGACCTTGTGCTTGCTCCGCTTCGTTCCGTCCTGAGCTTCCCACTGGTCGAGGGTTAGCCGACCTTCAACGAATAGCGGGTCGCCCTTGCCCAGATATTGATTGATGTTTTCGCCTGTTTTGC